TCTCCGGTGTTGGTAGCTGCACTGTAGTCTCCGGTGTTGGTAGCTGCACTCTGGTCTCCGGTGTTGGTAGCTGCACTCTGGTATCCGGTGTTGGTAGCTGCACTGTAGTCTCCGGTGTTGGATTCTTTCGCATTCGCCCAGTCAACTTTGTCCATGATGAACTTTACACCCGCTTCGACGATCCCTTTGATCCCGATTTCCACACCAATGCGAATCTTCTTACTGCACCGCTTGCTATCGTTGCTTGTTTCTGGATTTACTTCGTCCATTTCAACCTCACAATAACGGCTAGTTGCCGGTGGATAGTAGTTAAACACATCTAGTGGGTTTTGGCAGGCGTGAAAACCACAGCCACATAGTTCTGCTTTTGATTCCTCATACTCCTTACCTACTTCGTACTGAAAATCTCTGCATTTCAACTCCTCATTGAATCCTTTATATGCTTTCATTGTTTTCTCCTTTAAAAATTTTCATCCAGTCTTCTAACGTCATAGTCACCAGCCACGGCTTCCCGTTTTTACGGTGAAACACCGCCGGAAGTTCATTTTCCCTTGCGTCACTTTTCGCTTGCTCTATTGCCTTGTGGATGTTCAGTGACTCCACGCGTTTGCACTCGATATGTATTCCAGGAAGCCCGACCACGTCCGCATCTCCATTCGCTCCACAATACTGCTGACCACGTCTGCAATCATACCCGTGCTCCCGGAGCACCGCCGCAAGCTCTCTCTCTCCTCGTGCTCCCTTTTGTCTACTGTTAGTCATACTCAATCCCCCACTCCGTAAAACGTGAACTTGCTCGCTATAAAGATACTGTTCACTTCTCCTGTAGAACCATCCCTTTGTTTAGCTAAATCCAGAAGCATTGGTCTCCGGTCAGAATCCCACCCACCGGACATCATATCCTCTTCCGTTATCCTGTGGAGCAGTATCACGTTATCAGAATCTTCCTCGATGCTCCCAGACTCTTTCAGATTGTCCAGCTTCGGTTTTCCCGTGCCGTTCCGGTTCACCTGACAGCACAGGAGCACCGCCACATCCTCAACCATAGATAGACGTTTCAAGTGGTTTGTCATGTACGAGAATCTAGCTCTCTTGTCTTGGAATCTCTCTCCGGAGCACCGCATCTGCTCTAACTGGTCAATCACGATCGCATACGGCTTGTGTTTTCTGACAAGAGCCGCTATTACGTTGTAATCGTTCACCGACTCGAATATCAAAAAGTTCCCTGATTTCTCTAACTGGTGCACCTTTTCACTCTGTAGATTCAGTTCTGCCCAGTCAACGTCACCCCTACGCAGCCTCGACCTCGGAGTGTTTATGTATCGCAGGAACATCCGCTCCACCGTAGCTTCGGTGCTCATTTCGAGTGGAAAGTACAGCACCTTCTTCCCTTGCTTGGCAATCTCCATCGCTACCTGCAAAGCGAACGCCGATTTTCCCACCGAAGGTCTCGCCCCTATCGCCGTAAGCTCTTTCTTACGAATCCCGCATAGCAGATAGTCAAGGTCTCGGATTCCGGTATTGACGATTTCCTCCGTCGCTCTTCGGTCAAGTGCTGCAAAGTAGTTTGTGCAAAAGTCTTTCGCCGCCTCTGGCAGTGTGATGATCTCTGCTTCTTCGAATTTCCCCAGAGTCTCTTTGATTTCGGATATCGGAACATCCGATGTGATGTTTGCCAGGTACGACCTAGCCTTATAGTCCATGACTTCCCCGACGGCTCTCTGGTAGTAGTAGTCGGTGTACTCTCCTGTCATAGTCATTAGATCTGTTATCGGGATCCCGGCTTCTTGTGAAATTTTATACGGCTCTGATCCACACTTGCGAATTGCCGCAGCCACATGAGCCAGTTCCTGAAAGTCCGCATCCTGTATCCTGTCCATGTCTTTTAAGTTTTTCCCGAGCACCCATCCGGCGATGATCTGTGACTCAATCTGTTTTCGCTGAGAACTCATACATCCTCCTTCCCGGCTCACGCAAATCCGCAATAGTCGGCAGATACCGGCTTGATTTCACGTGACGCATCAGAGCATCCTTGCACTGGTCGAACGGAATGTCGTTCATCGCTTCGTACCAGGCATCAAACGCACTCTGTTCTCGAAGAAACTCTGGTCTGCTGTAAAGATCCCTTGTGAGTCTCACTATTTTCAAGAATTCATTTTTTTCCATTTGCGTCCTCCATAAGTTCTCTCTCCCAGTCTTGCGTTGTGCCCTGCTTATCTCTGGTGGATCTGTTCTTCTCCCACGTTCTCACCGCTGCCTTCCAGTCCTTCATTTTGTTCTTGCCAACCATCCAACCTTTACTCTCGTAGAAATCGACAAACGCTTCTGCATCTACCGAGTTACCTCTTTCGAGACAATATCTTTTAACATCATCCACTAGGGGCGGCTTGAACGCCCTATTATTCTTCTTTTCTTTCTTTTCTTTCTTTATACGTGTACCGTCTGCTGTACCGTCTGCTGTACTGTTTTGTGTACCGTCTGCTGTTGTAATTGCTGTACCGTCTGCTGTGCCATCACACTGGTACATTGTGTAATTTTCAATAGTTATAACTGTTCCATATGGTGTACCGTAGTGCTGTATCATGCCCAGTCCGGAAAGCTGTATCAAAAATCGACGTACTTTTCCTCTTGACCATCCCCACTTTTTTGCAAGCGTCTCCTCACCGAAAATCGTTTGACCAACATTCAGGTGTACAATGTTCCCCTTCAAGATAATATCTGTCGGCTTGTATCTGGCGTTTAGCATCAGGAATTCAAACGCTCTCCAGCGGTCAAAAGGGAGCTCCAAGAACATGTCATTTAGCAGTGTTTTTCTATGCAATTTTATGTATCCTTCTGTCCCCATAACTGCTTCAACCTCTCTAGTTCATCTGGCGTCATTGTTTCTATCCCAAGGCTTTGCGCCTCGTCTACGATGTAATCAATGAGCCGTGACATTTCTTTGCTGTCATAAATACTTGAACCCTTATAAAGTCTCATACTCACTACGCTGTCCGTGCGATGGTGGTGCTCGCAGAACCATCCGATCCCGTTACTGCCCCATGATGCCATCACCGCAGGAACATCTGTTGCAGAAAACACACCGTCAATCCATGCTCCGCATTCTCTTACCGCCTTCCGGTAAACATCCTCTTTCGTTGCTCGGATTTTATCGGCTATTTTTCCGCAAAGAACCCACATATAGGCGTTTGCATCTAATGACCGCCTATTTTTCTTTTTAAGCGTCAAAGTGTATCCGTCAAGGGATTTATCCTTGAGCTTATTAAAATCGTTCACAGCTTCACTACGGGGCATTCTGAACGCTATCCAGACGGACATACCCTTGTCTTGTACCGCTAGGCGGTCAATTCTTGTTGCTATCATAAATAATTCCTCCCGAATTCCTCTATGAAGTCTTCTCTTGTCCCGTGCTTTTTTTCATAGTCTTTTTGGCATTCCTGCTTCAAATACTCATCAATCTTTTTCCAGTTTTCACCGGCTTGTACCCCGTTGGGATGCAGATCTGCACGGAGCGGAGCTACATATCCGTATTTTTCTGATTTTGTTCTGTTGAATCCCCCAAAGCAATGATGCCGTTCCACCTTATCTGACTTGGTAAAAATACAGTGATCCATATCGTCTGTAAAAATGCTCCAAAGCTTTTTCATTCCGGCAACCTCCCTTTGTCCAAACACCTTGCAAGGTATTTTACCGCTGGTATATATTCTCCCTTGATGAAGTGTTTGTCGTATTTTATCGGTGTGAATTTTATCCGGTTCGGATCAATTACAACTTCGTCCGTGCCGTCCTCCGAGTAGTATTCGTCAGGGTAAAGTGGATACGATACTATGTATAGCTGCTTGAAGTCTTCAAAGTGCTTCTGGTAGACGTACATTTCCACTTGTGCCTGCCGCCAGTAAGCGGTTGAGACTTCAAAGTCCTTTTCCCCTTTATGCGTCTTGACCTCGTAGATAGTCCCTCTAAGGTCTCCATCGTAGTTTACACGGATTTTCTTGTCCTCAATGAGTAACTGCCTGTCAAGGTTCATTTCCTCGCTGATAGAGCGTAAAATGGGATGCTCGTACCTGTTTCCAGCCTCGGTGAATATCGAGCCGTGAAAGTCAGGCTCCTGCTCTCCCATCTTGACCGCCCACCACTGACGGAAAGTCTTGGTGGTGCGGTTTTTCGCTACTACCATGCTCGTATCGGATGCGCCGAACCAGAGCGCACGATCCATGTTGTGAATCATTTTACTGTGATCCTCACATATGCCTTTTTCTTTGTACGCTTGTTATACTTATTCATAACTTCGTTGTAGAGATCTGGATCGTCCTGCCGGAAAGCCTTTGTGTCCAGTGCCACCGACTCCGTTTCTGCGATATGAGAGATTCTCACGTAATCGTTGTCTATAGACGTGATCCCGTTTAGCTCCATTGCAAAGGTCAGGTCGTCCTTGATTTTTTTCTCCTGCTCTTCTAAAGATTTCTTAGCGTTTGTCAGCTCTCGAAGCTGTTTAAATACCGCAAGGTTTTTCTGCTCAAAAGCAGTCATTTCCGTTGTTTTTGTTGCCATGATACCCTCCTATAAACTCTGCACATACTCCAAGCACTTGTGGAGTCTATCGTCGTTCAGTTCTTCTAAAGAGCCGACTTTTACTTTCTTGCACATCGCTCCAACATCAACCATTTTAGCGTCGCACAGTGCCACAATTTTTGTTATGACTTCGTCCCGACTAAGTGCGGGTGGAGCTTTCGGCTCGCTGGATTTTTTATCTGTCTTTTTCTCTGATTTTTTTCTTGTGGATTTCACGCCATGAGAAAAAACTTCATTGCCGTCAGCATCTTCGATTATCAGTTTGCTAATCGTTCTTTTTGTCTCAGTTTCTTCGTATTCCACGAGTGAAACTCTAAGCCCAGCTACAAATTTATTGTCTGGTATGTACTTACCGTTCTTATCATCAATATGATCTTTGATCCAGATAAACGGGCTCGTGTACAGCTCCCTACCAATCCCAAGAGCGAAGCACGCACGCTTAAAACTGTCGCTAGCTTCTCCCTTCTCGGACGCTGTATTAGATTCTGTTCCGCAATCCCATTTCCATATCCATTCGTGCAGTTCCTTGTTGTAGATCCCGACACCGCCGTACATATTTCCCTTAACTTCTTTGTGGTCTCGCTGCCAGTATTCCGGACCGTAAACCTCGTCCAGAATATTCATATCACAACGCGCATCTTTGTAGCACAGAAGTGAAAATCCATTGCCACTTCTGCTTACCGTTCCCACTCGCAACTCTATTTCATCTGCTCTTAATGCTCTAAACATTTAATCCTCCGTTTCCGTGAAAGCCACGATCTCGCTCATAGCTTCCCATTCTCCCATGCCTGCGTCCACAAGGGCTTGTCTGAACTCTCGCAGCGGCTCTGTTACGATACTCTCCCTGCATTCTTTGCAAAGCGATCCCGGAAAGTCTGATGCTTCGTTTCCGCATACCGGGCAAGCGTAGACTTCCTCGAAGTCGTCACCTCCGCAGTGCGGGCAGGTCTGTTCTACATATCCGGTGTCCTGCTCCATCGGACTTCTGGAAGGGTTCTCGAACACCCCTCCGCAATCTGAACACTTATACATCTACTTTGCTCCAATCCGGCATATGTGCCCATGCCACAATTCCCTGAAAACCGAACGCCTCTACATCTTCTGGGGTGTTGTGATCGTACACATTGAACGCATTATGCTTTTTCGAATAATGCATTTCGTCTATGTGGTGAAATCGTTCCGACCCACATGTATGCGACCAGATTACAAGCACGTTGCCGCTTTCCTCCGGCGGTTTCTTGTCCGCCGGGAAAAATTCAAGTTCTATTTTGGTTGACATATTATTTCCTTTCTGATAACCTATTTATAGGTTTTTGTGAGATGCGCCTGCGGACTTAGTCCAAGGGTGCATTTTCTTTTTCCTCCTTCTGTTCTTCTTTGTAATCTGGATCCAGTGCTAACCGTCCGATATATGCAATAAGCCTGTCTGCCGCTTCCTCTCCTGCGATCTTCTTCATATTGTCATGCACAGCTCTGATTACTGTTCCAAGTTCAGCAAGGACTATTACTGGGTGTCCTTGTATAGTGACCCGTCCCTCATCTATTAAAATCATTCTTTATCCTCCTTCAACATTTCTCTGCACCATACCCCTGCACTGACCAGAAGTGCCAGAGTCAGCACGCTGTAAGCTACATCCATCATTTTTTCTTTTCCTCCTCTTTTTTCACTGCCGTTACTGTAACTATCGTTCCACGCTGCTTGCTCAATATCTGCCCCAGTACCTCGCAGAACAAATCGATGTCTAATGTTGTTCTCTTTTCCATTTTGTTTCTCCCTTCCGTTACGCCCTCTACCGGACACCCTGTAGTAAAAACACGTTTTCGTTATGCAAATATCCCAACTGAACAAATGTACCTTATACTTAAAATAGGAGGACAGGATGCCCGACAGGGGACGTAACTTATTAAATTGTGTTATAATGTCCTCGTTGTAGAAAGTGAGGATATTATGTTTTGGAAACTCCGCATCTTGGTTAAGCTAAGGTTCAGCGCTCAATCTTGGAGCACGCTTTTTGACACATTCAGCAATAACGCACGCTTATACAATGCCTTGAAATATCTTCACTCTCACGGCTATATTGAAAGCCATGAAGATGATTCATATTCGCTTACCAGTCGTGCAGCATTGAGAGAGTACATTGCTCACAGTGTCGGATGGTTCGTTTCGCTTGTGGGATTCTTTGGCGGTATATTGGCAATAATCCAATTCTTTACTTAAAAGCCACCACCGCCACTATAACCAGCAGTATGCTATTCGCAACCGTAAGAGCGGTTATCCCCTTAACTTGTTTCTCCAGACTCTCATACAAGCAGTAAGGAGTCGGTTTCCCCAGAGTTTCGTCAAGTTCTTCCAGAGTCATGTATTTTCTTTGTTTTATCATGCTTTCACCTCTAGTCCTTACAGAGGAGCTACAATCAGCTTTATTAAAAGTGCCAGAGATAATATGCAAAATACTATCGCTGCTATAAGCTGACCTATCTCCCGCCGTCGTTCTTGTCTTTTACGAAGTTCGGCGGCTTTTTCTTTGCCGAAGATCAATTCCATTTGTGCGATCCACGCTTCATTGAATTCTTTTCTCATGCTTTCACCTACTTGTTAAAATTAGAATAAGAGTTATTATGGATGCTAGCGACATAAGAAATGGTGGTATTTTTATAAACACCGCCCAGAACGATTTCCAGAATTCTTTTCTTCGTCTGTCACGCTCTATTAGTCGATTCCATTCTTCCTCGCCGTACTCTTCAATTAAGCGTTCTTCAATGCTTTTCATGTTTTACTCCTTGGTTTTATTGATGAGAGTTGTCACCTTGATTCCAAGAACTTTTGCGACGCTTTCCAAACTATCGAGTCTCGGAATTCCCTTTGTCCAGTGACGAATCGTCCCATTTCCCAATCCGGCGTCTTTTTCCAGCTTGGAAATGCTAATACCTTTTTCGTCACACAATCTCTTTATGACTTCGTACACACTTTCACCTCCTTTGTAGAAAATAAGTGTATTTCATTGACATGCAATAGAAAATAATCTATACTATGGTTACCACACCAAATAGAAACTTTTCTCTTACTGTCGTTTAGTAGATTTTTTTCTACCCTACGATTCTAGTATAGCGAAGCGTTTCTACTTTGTCAATGCTTTTTGTAGAACTTTTTCTATTTTTAGAGGTTTGATATGCACATTTATGAAACAATCGCTAAACTATGCAAAGAAAATAAAATAGCAATTACCGCCCTAGAGTCTGAGTTGGGATTTGGAAGAGGAACTATTGGTAAATGGAAAAAAGGAACAAAGCCAAATACCGAACGTGTACAAAAGATTGCAGACTATTTCAACATACCTATTGATTATTTGATGACTGGTGAAATAGAGCGAAAAATAGACGGAGCAAATATAATAGAAGAAAAAGCCGCTCTGATCGCAAGGATAACCAAAGATTCAGAGCTACTTATTACTATAGAAGAATATTACTCTCTCAGCGAAGCCATGAAGCAGTTCGTCCGGAACATGGTTCATGACTTGACTGTGAGAGACATTGAAGATTAGCTTTCTTCATAAAGTGCCTGTACATACTTTAGGATGTAGTAAAGTTCTTCGTCAGGCAGTTTTTCTAAAATCTCAATAATTTCGTTCAGCATATTGCACACTCCCTTCTAAGGATTGTGTGATAATTATATATCATTACCCTTGCAGAACGGCAGATTACCGTCTGTCATTTTGCGACAAGAAACTTGTTTTAATGAAAGAGAGGAAGAAGTTATGAAAAAATTAGCTTATCTGATTTTGCCGTTTATCTTGGTGATGTCCCTATGTGCTTGCGGTGGCAGTTCATCCAACGATGTTGACACAAGCTCGTACAACAAAGGATATATGGATGCACTAAATGATATCAACGTGGAAACTCTGATGGAGTGCAATCAGAACTATGATACATTATCAGAGGAACAATACGATGCTATCTCAGCGTATGTTTATGCGGCATTGAAAGAGTACACGAGTCAGCAGAGCGAAGAACACGAAATACACGAATAGCTTCGGCTACTCGTTTTATTTTGAAAGATGGAGGTGATGACGTGCGATGTGCACTTTATATCAGAGTATCTTCTGATGAACAAAAGAGAAAAGGTTATTCTCTGCCGGAGCAAAGGCATGCGCTGACACAGTATGCTGAGGAAAAAGGATATACTGTAGTAGACCTGTACGCAGACGAGGGCGTTTCCTCGTCTAAAAACCCACAACGCAGACATGAATTTCAGCGTATGCTTTCCGATGTCAGAAACAGGAAGATAGATATCATCGTGTTCCTCAAGCTGGACAGGTGGTTTAGAAATGTTGGGGACTATTACATCACGCAGGAAATCCTCGACCAGAACGGCGTAAAGTGGGAGTGCGTCACCGAGCATTACGATACCACCACCAGAACGGGCAAGCTGAACCTCAACATCAAGCTCACCATAGCAGAAGATGAAGCCGCCAATACAAGCGAACGTGTCAAGTTCGTTCAGGCTGGCAAAGTCAGGAACCGTGAGCCTATCACAGGAAATCAGCCGTTCGGATACAAGATAGCAACGATCGACGGCGTAAAACGGATCATCAAGGACCCAGAAACGCAGGCGGAGTGTGAAGATATGTTTAATACGTTCTTTGCTACCGGATCCGGCGGAGCTACCGGAAAGTACATCAACGCCAAGTACGGACGAAGCCTTGCTGAAAATGCGATACCACGCAGGCTGAAAAATCCAGCCTATACGGGAGAATACCGTGGGATACCGGATTATTATCCACCATACATCACGAAAGAACAGCACGCTCGTATACTCTCCATCTTCGCCAAGCGCACACGGAGCACCAAGCGAAAAAAAGTATATCTGTTCGCAGGGCTTATCAAATGCCCTGTATGCGGAAGAACTATGGTGAGCTGTACCATGAACAAGAAAACCCTCGGATACCGATGTCGTCATCATTATATGAATAAGTGTACGTTTGTCCATACCATAACCGAAGAACGCATAGAAAGCTTTCTCCTTGAAAATATAGGCTCGATGCTTGAGCAATACCTGATTTCATACAAAGAACAGAACAAAGCGAAAAAAAAGCCTGACCCCCGGAAGTTGGAGGACAGGCTCTCTCGATTAAACAACATATACATGATGGGCAACATCTCTGACAGTGAGTACACGAAAAAGGCAAACGAAATAGCGGCTCAAATTGCCGCTATAAAGTGTGCAAACAGCAACGACCTTCCAATCCCCGAAGAGTCCATAAAACTACTGTCAGACAAGCGATTTGCCACCTTGTACGCTGACTTGCCACGGGAAAGCCGCAAGGCTCTGTGGATGAGTATCATTGATTCAATCGAGGTTGAAGGGCTTTACCCGAAGCAAGTCTTTTTTATCGGTCAGGAAAGACTCTAACGTACATGACAGTTCTGTCACGTTATTTAGAGGCTACCATCCCTATACCATAGTGAAGTATTTTGCAACCTTATACGGTGGTGCGTCCTCGTCGTTCAGGAAGTCCTGTGCCAAGTCGAAATAGAAGTCTGGAGAGTCACCTGCATATTTCTGTCCAGTATCCTTGGAGTCGTTATAATACATATTCATTGCCAGATAAAACTCTTTAAAGTGGTCTTCTAGTCCTTTGGATTTCACAAAATTTACAACGTCTTCATATGTCCACCGCTCGCCTACCGGAGTCATGCCGTGTACTTTCTCCTGTGCCCATGCCAAGTCAAAATTATAAAGAATTTCTTCCGCACGATTTATAAGACTGCGGTACACGTCCGGATTGTTCTGTCTGACATAATCAGCGGCGGAATAATAAATTTTATTCGCTTCTCGCATCTTACATTTATCATCGCCCTCATAGATGATGTCAGTAACTTCTTTTAACCCTTTCACGGTATCACCTCCGTTACAGTTTTGTTACTGTCACAGCCGCATTATTTGTAGTGACTTCCTGACCGCTGATTACCACCGTCAGATTTGCTCTTGATTCTCCACAGCAAGCGACTCTGACAAGACATGCTAACGGGATTGTAACAACATCATTTGCCGCCGCTGTTACTGTGCCGGTAGCTCCCGGAACAAGTGCTCCATCTTTATACAGCGATGCTGTTACTGCGCCTGCTGCCGAAGCTGTGACTGTGATTGTAGCGTTCACTTCATAATAACCCCTGTCAAAGAGTGTGATTGCATTACCGTTCAGGTTTGCTCCATTTCCAAACCTCCGGATAATCTGCGTAAGCGGAAGTGCGCTTCCTACCGGTATAGAAGTTCCTGCTGTAGTATTTACAGCGTACAGTGCTGATTTACAACTCATTATGTTCTCCTTTCATTAAAAAGGGGGCGGTAAAACACCGCCCCCATACCCCTTGTCAAACTGACTAAATGTTTGCATAGCTTCCGCAACAACTGTTTGCTGTGTACGGACTTGCTGTGATGTACGCAGGTTTTGCTACCGGCTGTAACTGTCCAATTAGGTACGCATTCTGTGCACACTGACTGTTAGCTAACTTTTCGTCGGCAAGCTTGTCTCTAAGAGCCTGCATTTCATTCTGTGTGATGAGTGCCCTTGTTGCTTCTCCTTCTGCGTGGATTGCGTTCGTGATTGTGCATGTGTTCTGTGCGTTCTCGAATTTCACAGAATCAATGTTTCTGTTGGTTTCGCAACAACACTGAGACTGCTGATATCCAAGCTGTGCTACATTTGCTCCAATCTGGTTCAGATCCTGTAGTTCATTATACGCCTGATCCTTGATGATTGTAGACACGTCATAGCCTGCCTGTCTGGTAGCCGCTACGCCCTCGTTCATCTGGCGTTCTAATGCCGCAAAGTTGAACTGGTTCTGCACGTCTTCCGTGGTAGCACACTGTCTGCTATTGTTATTCCACCCACCGAAGCCATTACCGCCCCATGCAAGCAGGAAAAACAGCATCATGACCCACATATAGCCACCGCCATACATTCCGTCACTGTCCCGATTATTCATATCGAATACCGGCTGTACTCCATTGTCCATGAGTTATCCCCCTTTCATTTTTATTACTTAAAGCCGCCCATGCGACTGAAAGCTCCCATCAGCTCGTCAAAGTTGACTCCTGTCTGATTGCATATGTTTCTAACCACCTGTTCCATTTGCGGTGGTGTCTTGCCCTGCATCATCTGCATTGCTCGTGAGAAATTAGGATTATTCCCGAAGCTCTGCATCATCGCTTGCATTGGATTCTGCGTTCCCATTACAGGAGCAAACATTTGCATTATCTGATTTGGATTGAACATTCTCTATCTCCCCCTTTAGTGCTATGATCGCACCCTCCACTTTTCTAAGACGTTCGTTGATTTTATCTTCCGGTGACTGTACCGGCTCCGGAGAATACGCTGTTATCTCCGCAACTCCGTCCAGATTGATACATTTTGTATAGATTTTGCCGTTCGTTACGTCCATAAACACACATTTTGTGCCGTCAAGAGCGATTCTGGCGGCTTTTACTTCTTCGATGGATGAAACTGGCTGACACGTCATAAAGTTTTGCTGTGGTGGCATCACCGACGGTGTCTGCGGTGTGTATTGCGGATACATTCGCCCCATTGGCTGTCCGTATTGCTGGTAATTCATTTTTCTTCCCCTTTCCTATGTTTATTGTAAAAAAAAAGAACCCTCCGGAAGTAATCCGAAAGGTTCTCAAAAGTCTATAAAAAGTTATTCAGTTTTTCCAGACATCGCCGATGCTTTGCCTTTATGGTTCCTTCACAATATCCAAGCATATCGCCAATATAGCCAAAGTTTTTCCCTTTTAAATAGTGGAGTCTTAAAATCTCTTTTTCATCATCTGTTAAAACACATTGCTCCAATAATTTTTCAAACTCTTGCACTCCACATATACGACGAAGCTTGCGCCTCGTCTCTATGTGGTTACTCATTTGTTTTCTCCTTACATTCTCGCTGTGGTTTTCTTACGTATCTTTGCCGTCTTGCTCTTGAAACTGGAATCAATAGGAGAATCCCAGTCTTTCAGATTAACCGCACTCACTTTGCCACTATTGGACAGTGCGTCCTTTACATAGCTTTCCCATGACGGCATGTTGGTCTTCTTAGTGGAGGTAGAAGCGCTTCCAGAACGTCCGGAACGACGACGACCACTTCTACCATAGCCGCCCCTACCTCTGCCGGAGCTGACTTTATCCAGCTTGTCAAAGCTAAGATAGTTTGGGATACGTCCGTAAGGATTCTTTGCAGAAGATCCCTTGAGGTATTCAAACAGGCAGGCTTTCTCTGCCTTAGAGGAAAGCCCCAGACTATCTATGTACTTCACAAGTTCCTTTTTGTTCAGCCTGCCGTTACCGTCTTCGTCGCACTGGTAAACAGACATAAACTTATGCTCCGTCAAAGACTTAAAGGTGTATCCGAAATTTTTCAATCCCACTCCCATGTTGGCTTTCTGTTCACTCAACCCAAGTGCACGATATGTGCGCTCCTTGATGTTAAAACCTGCAGCGGAAACAGCTTTATTCGCAGTGGATGTTGAAACTCCCGCCTTATTTATGCCGGATGCGATATTACATGAAGCATTAGTGAATTCTTTTCTGTTGCCGCCAGAGTTGAGATACTCTTTTGCCGCCTTTACTTTATCTGTATGGATCCCATAAGCTGTAGCCATTTTATCGTTTCCGGACAAAGCGACTGCCATTGCTTTGATATAATAATCAGAAGCGTGTGATCTAGCAATCAGTTTCTCCTTCTGAATGTAAAAATTAACAAACTCTTTATCCGTACCGCCAAGCATTTTGTTTGCTCTGCGTGCTTCTTTGTCGTTTTCTTCATTCTTCGCGATACGATTTGCGGCAAACTTAGCACCATAGGTTTTCAGGTCAGCGCAAGTCTGCCCGATCCAGTGCGCATCCTTGACTTCGGATGATTTCATTTTCCAAGTCATATTTTTGTACGATTTTGCATCGATCATATCCTTGATGCCACTTGCCTGCTGTCTCCGGCTTTCTTTGCCAAACTTGTACGCTTCATCGTAGGTCATGCGCTTACCATTACCAAGATCGTAGCTTGGGTTTCCGGTGAAGTTGTAGAAGAAAAACTTCTTGTCGTTTCCCTCTTCCATATGATTATAAATTGCAATGATCTCCTTGTCCATTTTTGTGAACTTGATTTCCTTGACATTGGAAGGATTCACAAAAGACTGCAGCAGTCTTGTGACAACGTTATTGCCATTTTCGACGTCGTTCCCGAACCGGTCAACCTTTGGGTTCAGCAGTTTATTTCTAAGCCCAGGAACACGATTTATCATCTTCCTGCGCCACGAATCCCATGACTTGGAAACAGGGCTTTCCTTGGTGGAGCGTGTATCTCTCATTTTACTGTCGAGTGCTCCCGCCAACTGCGAGGACACCTGCGGAACAAATCCATTAAGATACCCCTGCGGTACAGAGCCAAACAACGCCTGGAATGCTGCTCCGCTCCAATCAGCTTCACCATTGCCCTGGCGGTATGCCTGGTCAATGAAGTTTTCGACGGTATCCTTTGTCCCCGACATAAACGACATATCAAGCATAGGACCCGTCATAGCAGTAAGACAATTCCAGACAGCCATAGGCTGCCACCCATCGGCAGTTATTTCATTCCACACTTGCGCTCCCATAAACAATGAACTTTGCATCGGGGAAGCCCAGTCTATCGTCCAAGAGTATTCCTTGCCGTTCGGGAAGTAAATGTTCAGTGAGTAGTCCTGAAATCCCATATCGCGGTCATAATATGCGTCTCCGGACACATTGCCAGCCTTTACGGTAATGACTCCGCTTTCCGCCAGATACATTCCTAATCCGAAAACACCTGTCCCAGTAAGCCCGGTGGCAAGGTCATGAAGCCCCTGTTTGAATAATTCAGGGTCTTCTTGCTTAACCAGTTTTGTTGTTGCTCTGATAAGCGATATCGGGGAAAAGTCAACACTTCGCCTGAATACATTAACTGGGGTTTTTACAAACGGTACAGAGGATTCAAGAGCGGCATTGGCAAGCCTGTATCCGGCAGTGCCAAGACGTGTTTTCCCTTTTGCTCCCTCTGTTTTCTGCTTCAATCCCGTGAGCCAAGAACTGAATTGTGTCGTGTCTCGGAAAGTCGCATATTCAGCCTTAAACAAAGCATAGTTTCTCGCTTCATTCTTCTGCTCCGCTGTGAGATTCTTAATATCCCATCCCTTAGACTCGCACTTTCTGACGTAGTTCTTCTTAAATTCTGGGATGAACGTAAGCATATCTTCTTTTTCTAAGAGATTGTAATTCTTATTCACCATCCACCGCAGAGCCTTCCACTCTACTGCGGTTACTCCTTCTGGGCGTGTGGACTCGATATATCGGTTGATGCTTCCGGAATTATCATAGGCTTCCTTAAATTCTTTATCTAAAAGCTCTTTGTTTTCCTTGATTATCTTCCGGTTCACCTTTACCATGTCAACCTCGCCGCCGAGCTTTTCAATGTGGCTCTTTGCCATTTTATTCATGACCACTTCCATGCCGTCAGATAGACTTCTTGCCGCCTTGAACATATAGTTACCCACTAGATTTCGTTCATGAGTTTTCAGGTTGCCGAGCATGGACAGGTGTCTGATCTCATTGAACTTTTCAAAGAGTGTTGCCGGTATCTTATCCCAGATTTCCCGATTGATTTCATCCATCACATCCGTGATTTCATCGTCGCTTGCATTTAAAATGCGCTGTACCTGATCCTCTGTTAGTTCCAGTTTTTCGTTTTTCAAACGACTGCTGTATCTACTGTTCAGCCGGTCAATATCTTTGAGTGCCATGCGCACCCTTCCTTCCGGTGTAGTCTTTACCAGAAGTTTTGCGGCATTGAGGGCACGTCCGCTGAAAGATGCCAGCTCGTTTGCCTTTTCCAATACGTTCATCATCTGTTCTGCTGCAGCTTTGTCTCCGGCTTCAAACCGTTTGGAAAGTTCTTCGGAAAGTGCCCGTGCTCTTGCAAAAGCAACGTGAGCATCCTTATCCGGGAGTCCATTCAGCGTGTCAGTATCAAGGAAGTTCTTATAACAGCGCATGAAATCATCGTCAATTTCTCTTGCAACAAATTCCTTAGCATCTGCCTGTGTGTATCCCTTTGCTTTGCCGAATACGCCATCTGCCGCCTTTTCATCAAATATGGCTTCCAGTTCATCATTCCCTTCAATGAAGAGCTTTCTTGTTTTCTTGGCGTTACGTCCCATCTCACCATCAGAAGCTACTTTGCGAACGTCTTTCATAATATCAGATGCTGGCGGATTTTCTTTCTTTATCTGTTCCCCGGCAGTCTTTGCCATAACGACTTTGTCAGCATTGTCGTAAGCTGCCTTAGACTCTGCCATCCAGTTTTCCTGTGCTTTCGGATCTTTTTCGATTTTAGCTATGGTCTCTCTCTGCACCTTGGATACAGGAGTGTTCTCTACCATGTCCATAGCCTTCTGCGGGCTTGTTCCCATCTTCTGCAGCTGATCCAGAATATCATCATCCGTAAAGCCGTTTTTCCGCATGGAGTCAATGTGACGCACGATCGCTTCATCGTTGGCTTTCACCGCCTGCCTTGCTTCTTCGGATTTTGCAATCGGTTCAGCAGATTTTACATTATATGCCCCTGCGTCGATTGCTTCATTGAAGTTTTTAACGGTGGCATCTGATACTTCTTTACCCACACGTTTGCTGATATACGCTTCATTTGCCGGAACTTTTTCTCCGAGAATATCTGTATACCCATTCCGCAGCCGTTCATCAAGAAGCAACTCGATTCTCTTTGAAACAGCATTGTCAGCCTTAGAACCGCCTTCTATAATGTCGTTTAGCCCTTTTTCAATCTGCTTATAACTATACTTGTACTCGTCACGCAGGAATGCTATATCGTCGGTAGTCATTCTGGAAGTACCAAAATATCCGCCGGAGTATCCGTTATTCTCGTTTACAACAGGTGAAAAAGTCTTTTCGCCTTTCACACTCTCATTAAGGTCTCTAAGCATTATCTTTGCTTCGTCCTGAATGTGTTCCTTTAATTCCGGGCTTTCATTCGCGATAGCTTTAACATTCCTTTTTGAAACGTCCTTCATGGTTCTCTTAGGTGCAGGAGCACTCGCTCCGGAACGTTCCTTTACTGCATTATAGTTATCCAGAAGCTGTACTGCTTCATCAAATTGTGCCGGTGTTAAATCATCAAATGACTTCGCATTAAAGTAGTTCAGAATGTCTTCCTGCGAAACGGCTCTCGTTGTAGCCGGAACGTCTTCTGCTTTCAAGTTTGCAATACGTTCCGCATTGTTTGCGTCACGCTTTGCTACGTCTGCCGCTGTGAGAGATTTCACTTCTGGCAGGGCTGTAAACGGTTTTTCCTGCTTTGCCCGAAGTTCGTCTACTGCTCTCTGTCCGGCTCTCTCTGCTACAGTATTCTTCGCCTGTGCTATGGCTTTCTGCAAGAACTTAGTCTCTGCCGGTGTCAATTTAATACCGGACTTCTGTTTTGCTAAAATCTTCACAGTCTTCTGCAAGTCTTTTGATGTCAGCTTGCTTACGGCTTTTGTCCCTACGTCGATACCACCACCGACCAACAGGTCTAATCCGGTATTTAATGCAAAAGCTTTCCCTGCCTCTCCCCAGTGCACATTGCCGTTTTCATCCGTGGCGGACTTGATAGCATCAGAAGCATTGAGCGGAGAAGATACTGCCGCATCTGCCACACGACCGGCTACAAAGCGCTTGGTTGCCGTTGTGCCGCTTTTTCCTGCGGTCTTGGACGCATTCTTCGCCGCGGCGGAAATCATCGCTCTGGACGCATCGTCGAGCTGTCCACGCACAAGTCTCTTTGCAGTACCTTTACCGGCTATCTTGAGTCCTGTTTTCGCTCCGTTTTTCGCAAGTGCTTTAGATGCTTGCTTTGTGCCCATATTTTTGAGCAGTCCCTTTGCGATTCCACTTTCACCGGCACCAAGTCCACCGCCAAGGAAAAATGAGCCCACCTGTCCTGCCATGTATCCAGCCTTATACGCCGTTGAGTCCTTAGACTTCCTGTTCTGCACCTTTTCTCCATTGGAGTATGTGCCGGATCCCATTCTATCCAAAGATACCGGAAGAGGGTTCAATCCTTCCATGGCACCGGATGCGAACTTGCCCTTTTTCAGAGCTGCAGTGTTCAGGCTCCCTACGGTCTTGGCAAGGTTTTTCCCGAGTGCGGCGTTCTTAGCCTCTACACTTGGCATACGCTCGGCGTTCTGCAACCTTAAATATTCATCACTTGTAAGATTTCGATATTTCAGTGTTTTAGGAAGTGCCTTATCAACAGCTTTATCGACCTCAGCCTTTGCTTTCGGCATGACATATTCCTTGATAGCCTGCTTCTTCTGGCTGTCTGTGAGCTTCCCGTACTTTTTTTCGTTACTAAGGTCTTTATATGCGTCTCCGTATGCTTTGGAGTAGCCTGCCGCCTTCGCAAGCCCTCTTGCCATTCCAGTATTCGTTTTATATGATTTCGTCTTTACCTTTGCACCGAGAGCGTCTGTCTTTTTTGCCTTTGCTACAGCTTGTTTACCGTCAGCACGCAGATTATCCCTCCACGTCTTGTTTTTCTGCTGATTTGCAGCTGCTTTTTTCTGCGCATTACGCATTTTGGTGAGCTTTAAAGAGGCTTGGGCTACCTTCTGTGCTGCCTGACGTTTCCTCTCTTTTTCCGCCGCTGCTCTTTTAGCCGCTTCCTGTGCCGCCTGTGCCGCAGCTTGGGCAGCCTGTGCCACATCATTCCTATTAGAGGATTCTTTTTTCTTATTTGCGGCTCTCTGAACACTTTTTTTGAAAGCAGTTTTTTTCGTCTGTTTTGCGACTTGGCGCATAATGGATGCAAATGACGTTTTCTTCTTAGCCATATCTTACTTCCTCTCTTACTCCTAGTAGCCTTTTGCGTATGTTGTCAGATAATTGATTCGAGCCTGAATGATTGCCCTCTCCTGGTCTGTTGTTGCAGAACTGTAAGCTCTCTGCAAAGAGCCTGTGTCATAATAAGCACCATACTTCGCCTGCAAAAGGTCAAGAGCAGCAGCTTTATTATCCGCCTGCTGATTCTGTGCAAGCTGTCTTTCTTCTGCCTCTCTCTGTTCGGTATAGTTGATTTTCGCCTGATCTGTCGTCTGTTTATAGTTGAAAAGGTTATCCGTTGCCTGCGAGTCGATATCCTGCAATGCACGGGATTTCTCCTTGCCAATGTCATTTCGTGTATTCTGGTAGTTTGTGGCAAGTTTCAGATGCGATGTTTCTGTCGCACCGCCACGTATGCCGGATTTTTTCAGATTCTCGTTGAGGTTCTTCTCGTTCTGCATCCGGGAAATGTATGCCTCTTTCAGCTTGGAGTCGTAGTCCTCTGTAGTCTGCTGTTTCTTCTTGGCGGTGTCTGCTTCGTTTTTCTTCCTGTACTCGTCGTACATGTTGTCATACCGTTTTAATTCATTTTCGTATGCCATGTTATCCTCCTAAAAAAAAGAACCCCCCGGAGTTTCCCCCGGGGCGTATTCTGTTTTACCGAGAAGCTCGCTTCCTCTCGTAGGCTTCAATTTTATGTTTTACATCCTGCTTATACTGGTGCGCATCTGCAAGTTCGCCGTTTGGTTCTTTGCCGTAAAGAGTGCAGTCAACAAGCTCTTTTGTGACGCAGAAAACGGCGTTCAATGCCTCAAGGGTAAGCTCTTCCCTTTCTTCTGTCGCCGCATGTCTCTGTTCTGCCTTTTTCTGCTGATGCGTAACAACTAGCATGGTTAATCCTGATAATATAGATGGAACTGCGGCGATGATGATTGCTTGGATTGTTGTCATGATTCCTCCTACAGTTTACTGTTGATATATTTCTGCCAGCCGCTAACTGTACCAGGACCCATCTTTGAGTCAATAGCCCCAGAGTAATATCCTTTGCTCTTTAAGAATCGTTGTAAAGCAGCTACAGTCCCAGGACCGCACCTACCATCTACGGACGCACCGACTAATCTCTGGAGAGCTCTTACCATGTTTGATCCCCTGCCCGGATTGCTTACGAATTTCCACGAAGCAGTGGACACATTAGGTAAGTATTTTCTAGCCCGTTTTGACTGTTTACTAACAATGCCGTCAATATAGGTACCTAAAACCTTTTGAGATGCTCTAGTTGTAGCAGGTCCCCATTTTTTATCAACAGCAACTTTACCTACAGAAGAAGTACCTTCGCCGCCGCTAGGAATACTAGCCGCAGGCAGTCCCATATAGCTTCGTACCATGTTTAAGAATCTAGTCCATCCTCTGTCCATGGTTCTGTGTGGGCAGTATTTCCTTGACCAATCATAATGTCTCTTTACTCTATCAATACCCCAGCCGTATGCTTTGAGCAATGACGCGATATATCTAGCCGCGTTGTCTTCTGCGGCGTCGAATCTACTACCGCCTGATCTTGAATAGCAGATTTCAATAGCAATGGAATAAAGATTTCCTGTTCTTGGGTTTCCGCCTTTAAAATCTGGATTTCCTGCGTGCCAAGCATTACGATTAAAAGGAATGCCAATAACTACTTCTTTATCATCTATAGCAGCATGAAAAGACACCTGTTCATTGTTTCTCCTCATGTATGAGATTTCATTACGAGCACTAGCATCATTGGCGGTATTATGTACCGTAATCCACTTAGGTTTCATAGAATGCGGGCATTTAATTCTATATTTACTTGAAGAAACAAGCATAGAAACTACATTATAGCTCATTATTCATCCCCCATTTCATCATCTTCTACTTTCGGTACTGTCACGGTAGCAACTTCGCCTGTTTTGAGCTTATTAGAAAGTTCTTTCCGCGCTCTAGCTTTGGCGGTCACATTGTTATCCCGCCACCATATCCAAAGCACCGACAGCCCTGTTGCGATCTGTAAAGCGACATCAGAAAATGCCGATTCGTCGAACGGGATCGGGTTCAGACCCTTCGCAGTCAGCACCGTGTTAAATGCCAAGATCGCCGCTACCAGCAGACGGATGAACGCTTTAATGGTTTCGTTTTTCATGGTTTACACCTCCTCGTATGTTTTTTCAAAAATATCTGGCTTGCACGGGTAAAACTCGCCGTTCACGCCTTTAATAATGTAATCACCTTTGGATGCGGTCATATCACCTTCCAATGTGTGAATAGTGACTTTGGCTCCTGGCGGAACGACGCCCGCCTGCCGGCCACCGTCATAGACTTCCATGTCAGCATGGTCACCTGCAAATTCTCTGATTTCAGACGAATTCAGACCGTCCCATTGAATAGCCTCAATTTCAACCGGCTTTTTTCTATACTTCATAGAATTACACCCCCTTACTTTTTCAGCAACTCGTTCAGTTCATTGTACTGATCCTCTGTGATCTTTCCGACTGCAAAGAAGATATCGATCTTTTCTTCCAGTCCAGCGGTTCTGCCCAGTTCAATCAGTCGTTTTAATGTTCTGTACAGCATTTCATGCTCCTTTCTGCTCGGTCAGTCCGAGTTCTAAATTGATAATTCTTTCTTCGTGATCTACCAGCATAGAGAGCGTATCCTCTTCCACCGTAGGCTTTTTTTCAGGCTTCGGCAGTGGATCATGGACATACTCTCCATTGATGTACTTATAGTTGCCCACATCGCCATCGGGGAATGACTCAACCACAACGTCGTATTCTATGCCCTCGATGCATTCACCTACGGACAATATCCTGCCATCTGTATCTAAATTTAAAGAGTATTTCTTCAATTAAATCACTCCTTTCATTCCGTAGATTTGATAAGGTATCATCACAGACGCGCTTGGGCCGACACTGTCGAATGTGATGTCCTGCGTATGGACTAAAAAAAACCGTGTGCTATTTCCATAAGCGTTAACTGCAGGCTGTCCAATCGGTACAATCGACGGTGGTACTACACGCCCGTTTGCGTCTAGTTTGAACAGGATCATGACAAAACTATAACCGGAAAGATCCACGTCCAATTTTTGATTTCCAAATGCGCTTGTTGGACTTGCATTCTCCCACACTTTCTTAATCTGCACCCCATTCTTTTCGTCCAGGCTTCTTACCCAGCCTTTCGACCCTGGATACCAGCCACTAGCGTTTCCAGACCGATACCACACTGGGCTGTTTCCGTCTAATCCTATGAACTGCTGCGCTACTATAACGCTGCCAGATGTGAAGTTGTACAACCAGCCGTATTTCATCGGCTGATTTTCTAGTAATCCTTCCGTGCTGATATATGCCAGCCCTGTGCCTGCGTTCACCCAGTTAGCTGTTGTGTCGCCAGCGCCGTTTCCGGTAAGGAACGATATATCGCTAGCTGGTATGTATTGCATATAATTCATCGCCGCAGCTCTTGTGGTTTTTCCTGTGCCGCCCTTATTGATCGGCTGTACCTTGTTCTCTTCTGCGGTCATGCGAGATTTCAGGTCTGTAACATCGCTTAATGCTCCGTCTACCTTGTCTCCTATAGCGTAAATACCGTAGATTTCCTCCCACACACCTTCACACACAGGCACTGTGTACTGGATAGTTCCATCTGTGAGAGTAACTTTTGACCGCATCCACAAGTACTTATTGTTTCCCAGTGTAGGCGGAGTTGCCGACCAAGAACCGCCATCAAGAACAGCGGAACTGGAAGACAGGTAATACTCCCACGAAAAGTCACTGACTCCCACGCCCTTGACATTTCCGATAAATCGTTTTGCCATTTTTTATTCCTCCGGTTCTATGTAATAAAGATTTCCTGTTGTTGCATCGTATTCAAAAGTACCGACTTTCCCTGACGGTCCTTGCGGTCCGGCAGGTCCTTGTATTCCCTGCACGCCTTGCTCTCCCTGCGGACCGGTTGCTCCTGTGTCTCCCTTTTCTCCCTGAACGCCTTGTATCCCTTGGATACCCTGTTCGCCTTGGATTCCTTGTTTACCTTCGTCTCCCTTGTCACCCTTTGCGCCTTTCAGTGATGCAAGCCACGCTTCTTCGTCTCCGACAAAGCCGTTTCTCACAGCAACTTCATACGCGGATGCTCCGTCGATGCCAGGCGGTCCCTGCTTACCCTGCCCGGAAGACTCTTTCAGTTTGTCGATAGCCTTTGCCAGTTCCGGTATGGATGCGTTATAATCTTTTCTGTTTAGCTTCATACCATCACTCCTCATAGAACAGGAAGCCTGTGTCCGACTCATAGATCAGATTCAGCGAGTCAACATCATGTCCGGAAACATACAGATTGCTGTCTCTATCCATGAGAAGCGTGTACGTCTCAACCTCATTATTGATACGATTCTTTGAGTAGTTCCCGATAGTGTACAGCTTGACCACTTCCTGGACACCAAAGCTTTCATTCAGCAAGTCGTTTTGGATAATGAACTGCAGCCTCTTGTACTTCTTGAACTTCTTCTTGATGTAAAAATCCTGCGGAAGGTCTGTGTTCGTACCGGCAATCGCACCGATATACACAGGCTTGTTTTCATCCACTCGGATATAAACCTCTGCCGAGGTGTTCGCAATGCTTCTATCCATTGACTGTATCGTCACCAGGCAGCCTTTTTTCTGCATGTTCTTAAAGTAGTGCGTCACGCCGTCATTGTCCAAGATAGTCGTCCAGTGAGATTCTATCGGCATTCCATCATCATTGAACGCTTCGCTTCCGAACTCTGCGATAGATTTGAATCTGCAAAGTTTTCCGTCTGCCGTACCGAACCACAGTTCTTCGTTGTGCACACAGAACGCCGTTGCCGGTACGTTCTCCCAGTAGTAACACTCATACTGCAAATTGGAACGCTGTGTTTCCCACGAGTTCTTCTGCGTGCCATCCATGATGTAGCAATGGTCATTCACGCACAAAATATAAAAGCGATCCCACACTACCGACACGGAGTCTTTCAGGTTCGCTTCTGACAAAAGTTTCTTATTCACATAGTAGCTACGGTTCTGAACGGTAGCTGTTGCAAAATAGTTTCCGCTTTCTGACGACATCACCGCTGATATGCCGTATAATCCGTCCTCTGACAGGAAAACTTGCTCACCATTAAGGGAATTAAAGGACTTCTTAGAAATCGCTCCTACGCCCGTTATAGACTGTCTCACAGCATATGTGGAGTTTTCATCGAACGTCAGCGAGTACGCAAGAAATATCGTACTGCTTTCCGGGTTTGATTCTTTGACGATCCCAAGATATTCTCCAAGGTCAATCAATCCCATAACGGATGTAAAGTCGTCTCCAACTACAAAATAGCTCAAGTCCGGGAAGTACGTCGCGTCTTCATACGCCGAGTACCAGACATACGATTTGTACGTGCCGGATGCTCCCGAAAGAAAAATCCTGCTGTTATATACCGAGGCTACCGTGCACTGCCGTAGCTGTTCTGCGGCAGGACTTGTTCCTGTAGCTGTATACTCCACAAGGATGTTGTCTTCTCCGGTAACCACCGGTGGCTTTGCAGAAGGAAAAGTGATTTTCCCCGTAGCATAATCTACGGTGTATCCAGACCCTTTGGTCAGCGTTACATAATCTCCGGAGCTGTTTTTTACCTTTACCGTCTCCGTACCGCTAACGATAGGCGTTGACGTGTAAAACTCCTTTGATGTTGCATCGCCAAGAAACATTTCTTTACGCTTTCGCGTCAGAAGGTTCACATTCTCGTACACCGTGCCTCCGCCGGATGCAGTTCTGCCAATCAGTACCGTTGGTACATACGGCTGTACTTCCTTAAAGTAAAACTGCTTTGCATCACCTACAGTTTTAAAAGTGTACTCACGGAGAACGTTGTCCGCCAGAATATAGAACGCTCCGCCGGAAATGGCATTAAAGAAGAATCCCACAACATCCGAAGCTGGATCACTCAATGTAATGAGTGCTACTGTGTTATCTCCAAGCCCATTGTAGATGCCGTTTCCCTTTGCATACAGAATGTGAGATTGTCCGCTATAGTCAAACGACCACATTTCACGGATCTTCGCCTTCTGTTCTGCGTCTAAAGGATTGTATTCAACTTTCCATCCTGTACGCTTGTACGGTACCCCGCCATCATCCGGGAGCATGTTCAATGCATCAGGGCTTCGCCTCTTGAAAACCTTTGTCGGATCAGTGGTGAAATCTACGCCCTTAAAGTTCGAGTAGACCGATGTATAAACTTTCGGTTCGCTCGGTGTCTGTATTGGCATCTAAATCCCCCCTGACATGATCCTTGCTCTCGGCTTTTCTGCACCCATCTTTATTTCCTGTACCAGTCTTTCATACTGATTGTAGTACGCTACCGCCTTTGCGTTTTCGTCTTCCATCCAGATATAATAACTAGCCAGGAGTGGTACTAAGTGATGTGCTTTCAACGGAAGCTCTATCGGTGCGGAATCTTCCGAATCTAACGTGAACGGTGTGTGTGCTCTCTTGTAGAACACTTTGAACGATCCCTTTACACTACCATCCATAATCAGCACCTTGTCGTTTTCGATTTCAAAGTCGTTATACTGCTTATATACGGTAGGACCCACCATGACTGGCGTGTCTGCAAACTCAAGGAATCTCACAGTGCCTCCTTCATCAGCAGTCAGTTCTTCCATGTCATAATACAAAAGGTCGCGCTCTGTACCGTCCTGTTCAAATTTATACGTTCCAACATTTGGCGTTACTATGAGGTTGATTTCCGTGATTGCTCTGTTTATCGCATTCGGCACTACTTCGTCAAATTCGTCGATTTCTGCATCTTCTGCAAAACCGAGGTCTCTGATTTGTGCTTTCAGTTCTCCATAGTTCATAAGTAACTCCTATTTCTTACTTCGCTTCGCCGGTGTGCCTCTCTTTCTTGGCTTCTTGGGTTCTTCACTGCCCTTTGTGGTCTCGGCTTTCTGCCGTTCCTTTTCGACCTCCTCCATGAACGCCCACCGTCTTTCACGCTGTCTTCTTGTAGACATTGTATCCTCCTAAAAAAATATGGGGGCTGCACGCCCCCGTATCTTTATACTTTAGCTTCTACCGCAGCGATAGAAACTGCTTTGTCGGACGTGATGCGGATTTTACCCGCATTAGCACCGGACACGTTCTTAAAGATCGTGGAATCCAGAGTGAATGCAGCCTCCGTACCCTTTTCTACAATAGCGGTCACATCGTTTACGCCTCCATAGGCGTTACCGTGATGCAAAGTCAGCGTCGCATCATCAGAAGCGGATGCGTTCTGAACCAGAATCAGTGTTCTCTGGTCATTGTAATCCGCCTTGATCACAGCGGTGTTACCAGCTGCAATGCTCGTTCTGGTAAACTTCGTTACCGTATTCGGCTTTGTTGTGGTCTGTTTGTTTACTGCTACGTCTGCCATCTTCTATTCCTCCCTTCTTTTACGCAATCTTCATGCGCAGGTTGATAATTTCCTTTGGAGCAGTAACTTTACCATCGAACAGGGAGAATCCCTTTACACGATCCTGGAAGTAATCTTCCGGTCTGTCTGCTTCCAGATGCAGATACGCATCAATGAAGGAAATAGCGTTGTTGGTCTTTACCTGAATGTCACATACTCCCGTAGAGGAGAAGTGTACATTGTTGGAAGCTTTGATGATAGCACCGCCGTACATTCCTACTCTGCCGTTTCTCAGCATTTCAGAATTGTTGGTATCGAGGTCAACGTATGCCTTTTTCAGCAGCGTTACGACTTTGTGCGGTACGGTGATAGTAACCTCAGTATCTCTGTCTACATCATTCTCCCACAGCACTTCGAGTGCCTCGTCAATGCAGTCTAAGATAGTGGTGTGTGTGATCAAAGAAGTGGATTTATCAATGATCTTTACCTGTGGATCAGTAACCAGTCCGGCAATGAACTTGTCCTGCTCATTCGCAACCTTGTCCTTTGCCTTTGCAGTGTACTTTCCGATGAGTCCTTCTCCGCCTTCCGCCTGTCTCTTATCGAGATCGTCAACAAAGAAGTTGAAGTCTCTGTATTCCATGATCGGAATAGTCATGGATGTACCCTGTATTTCCTGTGGAGCATCCAGTTTATGAGTTTTACCATCGTTAAAGGATCTCAGGTCAACATCGCCCAGTCCTAAAACCTTTACAGTATCGCCTACCTGTCTTGCGATACCTTCGTATTCGCGGTTTGTGTTTTCTGCGAATACCAGCTTTCTTTTGAGATCATCCTGGAATTTCTTCGCCCAGACCTCGGGGATAAAAGTTTCTACAGACATTTAAGTCTCCTTTCTTACTTGCGCTTTTTCCACATCGGGAAAGAGTCAAGTATCTTGTCAGCATTTTTATAACGTTGTTCGGATGTCATGGCGTCCACCTCTTCCTTCGTGAAGAAGTCCTTCTCCGGTGGCTCGCTATTCACTTTGCCGATTTCCTTTGGAGCAGACGGTGTTGTCGCTGCTTCCTTACTCTTTACAGCAAAGTACGCATCGGTGGCGGAAAGCCCCGCCTTGATGTAACTTACATAGGATTCTCCAAGCTGTTCACAGCTCGTGATAGAAGGGTCAATCTTCTGGATTTCTGCAAGGTCTTCTTTCATCTGGCTTTCAGCCTTTGCAGATGCGACTTCACCTCTCAGTCTCTGGATCTCGTTGTCCTTTTCTGCATTGTCCTGTTCAGCAGAAATCAGAGCCGCTAAATCGCTTGGATCTAAATCCATGCTTTCTGCAAGAATCTCGATATCTCCGTTTTCTCTGCCCGTCAGCCGAGAAATGGTACTTGCTCTTGCGTTCTCTCTTGCCTGCAATTCTGCAAGCTGCCTTTCGGCTTCTTCCGCTCTACGTGCATTATCAGCAGATTCTCTGCGGATTCTTGCCCACGCTTCGGATGCGGAATGACCATCGTCGGGTGGTGTCCCCTGACCTTCTGTCTGTTCGGCTACCTCAGACTCGTTTACGCCTTCTGTTACCGGCTCGGCTACTTCCGGTTCGTTTACGCCTAAATTTTCAATATCCATAATTTTCTCCTTGGATTTTTTTTATTAAAAAAGCGGGCTTATTCCCGCTCTTTTATCGTTGATTCAGTTTCTTCTCCGGTAGGTGAGTATGCTTTGCCGCACTCTTTACATTCCGGATTCACGCAGGCATAGAAAAATGTCTCCACGCCGTCTTTTCTTGAAATTTTATCTAACAGCATTTCGCTGTTGCACTCACTGCACCGCCTGTTCACTGTTACCATCTTGCGCCTCCCATGCTTTCTGTGCCGCCTGCATATCAGCTCCATACGTCGCCTGCAATCCTGCGGCTTCCTGCTTCATTTGCTCCTGCTGCTCGAGTTTTCGTTTCCGGAAAACCTCCATCAGTTTATTTTTCGGGACAACGCTGTTATCCGGTGAAAGTTCGACGTACTCCTTGAACGTGATGTGCTGTTTTTCAAGCATGCTGTCAAGCGCAGTCTGCTCCGCTTCCTTTGTCCACGGATTATCCTGCGATACGTCAATTCGGATATCCGGCTTCATGTTGTCCAATTCTTCTGTAGTGACTCTCTCCACAGTCCGGTGAGATTCTCCTATATCATCTGTAGTGTCGATAGCAACATCAAAACCATCCGGATGATATACAGCCCAGATTTCAACCCATAGCTTAGCAAGGTCCTCAACGAAGGTTTTCATTTTCGCCACCTGTTCATTCAGCGGAAGTGCCGCCTGGTCACGGATAGCAATGATTGCGGATGCCGCAACTCTATTCGGATTGATGTTACCCATGGCAGTCTCGCCAGATCCGGACAATTCCTGCGAATTGGACAGCAGATCGTCTGCATAGTTTTTCGGGTCAGAGTTACTTTGTGCCGGATTCAGGTATGAAATTATCTGGTTGATGCTCTGCACACTTCCCGTCTGCATCTCGATAGGTGCTCCCACTTCTCCGAGTGCTTCCGGGTTGGTGATAGCGTTACCGTCATATGCGATCCTAGGGAACGCCGTAAGCTTGATAATCATGCTCCGGCGTGCTAGTGTCTTGTTGATTTCAAGCTGATTCGGGATAAGCTGTGTTACCTCGGAGATCCCTCTTGCACTGTTCGGGTAGTCTTCCCATGAAATCTTAGCAAGCGGATAGAGAGTAAGTCCTCTGCCCGGTTCGCCATTTGCCAGAGTTACTTGTATTGGATGCTCCGGCTCGAAAATCACGCTTCTTGTGCACTGCGTTACATGAACGATGCCCCCTTTTTTCTCCATATGGATAATACACGTCACCTTGGACTCGTTACTGGATGAGTCGTTTGTTACTTCGTCTCTGTTTCCCACAAGGTTTTCCGTGTCATTGTCTGCTGTGATCCTCTTTATTTCGCTCTCCGGTATGTTGTTCAGTCTTGCGCGCGCCCTGACAGCTCCTACAGTAAGTCTCTGTACGATGATGATATATGGCTGCTGCTGTATATTCTGATTGGACTCGTCGCCATAAAGCACCGAGGTGTTAGGCAGCCGCTGCATATCTTCAACGTTGCCGGTTCCGTAATACTGGATACCGTCTCCGGTGACCGCTGAATCCTTTGTGGTTGCCCAAAGCTCCATGTCCATGTTGGATTTTTCCCAGCATCTAGCAAACATAGCATTGAGTTTGCTGTAAATCGCCATGGTTTCTTTTTCCTCCCTGCCTTCTGCGTCGGAATACTTCGCTACCATGTTGTTCTGTGATACCGTAGAGACTTTGTGCTTGATGGTAGGCTTGATGAAATTTAAAAACGGCAGTTCTTCACCGCCGCTCTTCATGCCTTCCCATTGATTTCCGGAATAAAAATTCCATGCCTTGTTTGTTTTGGGTATAAGTTGTTTATTTGTCAGATATTCCATGCCTTTTTCGTACCGTTTCCAGTACTTTTCCGGTGTCTGTGGAATATCAACGTTTTTCTTTACAGGGCTTGTCACTTGATTTCCTCCTGTCCATTGTCCGTGCCGTCATATCGGTCTATATTGGCTAAAACAGAGTTGATCTTTCTGATTTCTTTTTCCTGCTCGGTCCTCTGCTTCTTCTCCGCCTTGGTCTCTCTATGCTTTATCTTGGGAGCATCTACAAAAGCAGGAACTTCTTCTTTTTCCTCAACTAATGCCAGTTTTACGCCGTATGCGATGAATTTAACCACAAAAAACGGTAAAATCATCAGATACACAACGCAAATTGTCAGCAAAATATCAAATAACATGGATCTTATCTCCTTTTCCTATAGATTTCGCCTTGTTTATCCTTTTCGGGATGTTGAAATCACCCCTCCGTGCCTGCCTCATGGTCTGCCGGAAGGTGCGTTTATGAATGAGCCTTGCGAGTGCCTGTGACATACTGTCTACCATATCGTCATGTGCTCCGCTAGGAAACGATGCGCACTGGTCTATAAACTCCCATGTGAACTTCTTATCCCTCGGCAGATACACGCATCCGGCTTCGATCGCAACAGAAACGTGATTGACACGGGATTCCTTGCTCGCTTCCGGTTCTACGGCAATAACACCCGTAATCTGTTCTCTTAGAACCTGTATGATTCCGGTACCATTTGCCTTATCTTCTATCAAAATGGCTGTAATCTGCGGATATTTCGCTTTTACAAGCTTGATTTTTCTTACGGTGTTCGGGAAATCCAGATGCACATTGTAGCAATCTACAAGGTAATACCGGTTTACCTTCTTCCCCCAGACTTCGATCGCTACATAGTCGTTTTTAGCCTGATCCTTAAAAGCAGCATCCACGGACATTATCATATTGTCCATTTTTAGTACGCCATTCTCAAAATCGCTGTAGTCGTAATACTGCCACCACTCACGCTTGAGCATGTTACCTTCTCTTGCGGTAGGTCTGCCCTGATAAAGAGCGTTCCATGTTCTCATGCCCTGCTCGGATGCTACCGTTCGTTTCTTGTCTTCTACCCACGCCTTGTCTCGTCCGATTTCCGGACAAATAGGCTCTCCTATATGCCGCCCTAAAGGGTCGTCTTCATCGTCAGCCTCACACGGGATATTAACAACTGTTGTGCGGTCAGGGAATTCTTTCATTATCCTCGCCGCAAGGTCGTCTTCGTGCCACCTTGTCATAATGAGCACCAACTTACTGCCCTTGCCCATTCGCGTCATGATGGAGTCGTTGAATTCCTCCCAGAGACTATCTCTCTTCTTTTCGGAATCAGCGTCCTCTCTGTTCTTGATCGGGTCGTCCATGACAATTAAGTTTCCAGTATATCCGGTCAGCGGAGATTTTAATCCGCGGGAAATCATCTGTAATTTATGACCCTTAAGCTCTACTTCTGCCGCTGTCGCCTTATCTTTTTTAACCTTTACGCCAAAAATGGACCCAAACTGCTTTATCTTGTCCAGATTCGCCCTGCCAAACCTCTGCGCCAGATCATCTCCGTATGAGATTACTATTACGCCACTATCCGCATGTTTCATTTTGTACCATGACGGCAAACACTCCGTTACCGTGGTGGATTTTCCTACCTGCGGCGGCGTGTTCAGTATCAGAAACTCACCCATGGGAAATTCGCTTTCCTTCTCTACGAATTCCTGTATGGTGTCACACAGAAACCTGTGAAACTTGCTCGGATACCAGTTATATCCATCCACCTCCACGTTTCGCCCAAAATTATGAACATGGTAACAGTAATACCTGTAATTCGCTTGTACATTTTGCAAATATGCGTCTTGCAATGTTGACATGGTTTCTCCTATTAAAAAACCACCTTTTGGTGGTGTGCTTTTCTTGGGGCATTTGCGCCCCTCTTAATAAAACTCCCAGCTGAGCTCCCTGCAGGCTAGCATTCGGTGACACACGGTCTCCGGCAGGGTCTCTCTGTATGGTGACGGGTGGACTCGAACCACCGCCCTGATAAGTTTTCACTCATCCTCTCTTCCAACTGAGCTACGCCACCATGTTGCCTCGATTTCGAGGTAATTAAAAAAAGCCCTTGCTGGACCCTTTTTATATTTTGAAAAATTTTTTTCGTGCGTCAGAATTTGATGCACCTTTTTCTGGGGGTTACTTACGCGTGTGGTGCCCCCCACACCAATATTCCACTGATAGCCCGGTCGCCCTGGGACACCGCCTCCCATTATATATAGTAAGAAGTGGCAGACGGATAAAACCGCTTCCTTCCTTTTCCTTTTTTCTTCCTGCTCCCTCTCTGTATGTGGCGGGGTGGGGTGGATGGAGTCCCTACCATTGTATAATTATGCAGTGGTTTATAGGTGTTTTCCCGGCGTTTTGCCATACATTTGTGTATAATCACTGTATATTCATACATCGTCTTAACCGCTTCACTTGTTACAATCGTTGGTATTTCAACGGTCACGGCACTCTGCATAAGTTCCCACATTTATACATTCAACTATGCCGATAATTTACATTAAGGGAATAGTTGCCTACTTTAACAGGTCAATTGCCCTCTTTGCCTGTTCTGGGCTGGCTATAACTAGATTGTTGGTTACGCTCTGCGGCTGGCTGTCTTCCTGCCACCCGTGAACGGCTTTGAGGGAAAAGATGTCCCCCACTCGACCCTTGGAATAAAGCCGCTCCTCGGTCTGTTCCTCGATTGCGAGCATGGCTTTTTGCAACGCCTCTCTGTACGTTATAAGCAGTATTTCCTCTCCGTCGCTGTCTGTAAGTGTGGGAATATCGCCCGTGTGTGGTACTGCGTCCATGTCAATATTATGGTATTCGGCGTATTGATAAAGACGGTAGTCATACTCTCCGCTGATCATTTCGTACCATGCCGACTTGCTGACACCTGCCGCCCGGATCATTCCCGCCACCGTCAATGGCTTTTCCTGTTCGGTCTGTTCTGTTATGTAGCTATTCAGCCGCTTCACTATCCCGGCCAGATCTTCCTGCTTGTACTTCTTCGCTTTTCTTTGCTTCTCTGCGATCTCTCTGTACTTGGCGATCTCCGCCGACTCTCTCCGGCTTATCTCTGCCAGTCCTGCGCCGTTCCTGGGCTGTCCCGGCGTCCTGTTCCCTTTTTTGTGGGCGTTCGGTCCGTTCTCTTTGCTGCCCCTGTCCCATTGATTGATTGCCACGGCTTCCGCCCCCTTTCCTACATCTATATGAAAAAAAGACGATTTCCCCGGGCTGGACTGGTTGCCCGGTTCTTTTCGTCTTCTTTCACAATACCATTGTACCACATTTTCATTGCTTCAAGTTGAAGAAATCCGTTGAATTTTCAATGCTTTGCAGATTGTACGAAAATAAAAACATTATGAATTTGCAAAAAAGGCTTTACAATACTGCTAGCAGTATGCTATTCTTTAGATGTGCTCAAGAAGAGCACAACACAACTGAATGAAGAGACCGCCGGACGCGTGAAAGAGGCATTAACTCCGGTAGGTGAACGAATCAGACGCAAGCAGGAAGCACGGCGGTATCCTCTATCAATTAAAAAGCGGTATGCGGATTAGTTGAAGGGAGGTGAAGTCATGAGAATAACTGTTACGGCTCACAAAGAGTCAATACGGTTCACACTCAGCACGAAAAAATACCGCTTGAGCTGGTACCTCCGGCGGTATTTTAAATAGTACCCAATGAGGATAACCGCTAGGGCTTCCTGTTTGTATATAAATTATATCATATCCCGGGAGGTGATTCAATGGTAAAATCGAAAACCTCAACGGAAGTCAAACAGCGGTATTTAGACAGGGCATACATGCAGTTAGGCGTGCGTATCCCGAAGGAACTAGGGGAACGCTTCAAAGCTAAATGTAAATCCGAAGGGATACCGCAAAGACAAATCATAATAGAAGCGGTTGAGAAGTTTCTAAGGGATTAACCCTTGGAACTTACATACTGCTAGCAGTATGTAGCACGGATTAAATAGAGAGGAGAAAGAACAATGAAAAAGAAGATGACAGTTTACACGGTATACATGGACGACGGAAGGGATTGTTTCAAGGTAACAGTTCCGGCATTCAGCAAGGAAGACGCTATCAAATACGTTGAAGGTAACGGTGAAGTTATCGCAGTAAAAGAAAACGATTTACAGAACATCGACATTAGTTGTTTAGCTGACACGCTGGCAAACAACAACTGGGGGCAGATGGAAATGGACGTTATCACAAGAGCATTAACCATGGTTGGCTTGGATAGATAGGAGGATCAAGTAATGAAGTATTTTAGAGAGATTGAGACAATAGAAGAACTGAAAAAGGCATACTTCCGGATGGCATTAGAAAACCATCCGGATCACGGCGGGGACGTCGAAATCATGAAGGCAATTAACAACGAATACGCCGAGATGCAGAAGGTGTTAAAGGATACGCACAAGGCATTCGGCAAGGATGAGACCTACAAAGCTTCTGAGCCTACGACAGAAGTACCAGAAGATTTTATTAACATCGTCAACGCCCTATTTGGCTTGGGCGGCTTGGATGTGGAGCTTTGCGGTCGGTGGCTATGGATCAGCGGCAACACCAAAGAGCACAAGGACGCGTTGAAATCTTTGGGCTGTAAGTGGAGCACAAAGAAAAAAATGTGGTCATGGCACTATCCGGAAGACGGCAAAGCAAAAAAACACAAGCCGTGGACAATGGACAAAATCCGGGACAGCTACGGATCAATGACGTTCGTTGAAACTAATGAAAGAATGATAGCGGGGGCATAAAGCCCCCGGAAGGGAGAAAAAACATGACTCAAAATTTCAGCATACGATTTGATTTATACGACTTTGGGGCTTCGGATATGCGCACATTGAAACAATACGATTATTGGGCGGCCGACTCGATCAAACAAGCCGAAGAAGCGATTGAGACCGCTAAAAAATACCGCTTATCACTGGCAAAGCGTGCCGCCGAACTGGCAAGCATGGGCACACATACCAAGGCGGTGCTGAGGCGGGAAAACAATCATTACAGCGGAATCTACTATTTCCTAGTTCGCTACAAGGTATACGATGACGGGACAAATACAGTCTTGGATTCAAAGAGATACCCTGGAAAAGAACGCCACAAGGCAATTAAGGAGTTCCGGGAACTCAAGAAACAGCATCCGGAATATGAATTTGAAGAAGATATTGCGAAATCTAAATGGGAACGATAGGAGGACAAACCAAATGAAAACTATTGACGAAATGAGAAAAGATGGATTCCCTCTGAGAATAAAGGGAAACGACGGCTATCCCGCCACACTTACAGGGTGTCAGCCGTTATTTGACGGTGATTATATGGGTATATACAGATATCCCGGTGGCGAATGCTGCCACGATATAGCAGAAATACAAAGATGTTTTGAAATCATAGAACAGTAACGAGGGGATATGATCCCCGGAAAGGATACAACATGATAGTTTATATACCAACATACACCGGGCACGGGTGGGAAATCGTAAAAGCTGACACCGAAAAGACACTTGACGGGAAAAAGCAGTTTAGGCGGTTAGGCAACACGGAAGAAATCATTTACTGCGGGACAATCTACCACAGAGCTTACCGCACCGAGGCAGAAGCCTATAAATACATTCATAAGGAATACGCAGAGCCGCTGACGTGGGATGAAATGGAGGGAGAACAATGAAGAAAATTATAGTAACAGTAGTCTTCACGGCGGTATTTACCGCCCTGCTGACTGCAGGAGTCATGATAAAAACAGCCCAGCCGGATAAGCCGGTACATATCACATGGGCAGCAAGTACATATCAGTATGATTAGGAGGTGACACAATGTCATTAGTAAGTAAAATCAAGAACGAGATACAGGAAGCAGAGAAGAAAATAATCCTCTGCAACGCCCAGCTACTGGAAGCCGTGGAACGGGAAGATGAGCCGTCTTGCTGCTACTGGAAAGCCAAGGCGGCTAACGCACAGGGGAAAATAACAGCACTTAATGATGTGTTGGACTGGATAGAATGGAACATTATCAAAGAATGAAGGGACACGATCCCCGGAGTATGGTATAATCAGTTAACAGCCCCAGAGGGCAAGGAGGAGGAAAAACAATGAACGTAAGGAAAAAAGATATTATGCTTTCCAAGGAAGGCAGATACTGGACAATGTATATCGGGGAACACCAGTGCGGATGCGGATTCCTCGAGGATATGATAGAAGAAGTCCAGGAAGTCGGGGAACGACTGGATAAAGGCGAAGATGTGGACGCCATAATCGCAGAATATGAAGAGTGCAGATAGGAGGTGCACCATGACGAATTATGAGGAGTGCATGGAGAGGCTCAACTCTCCAGAAGTAAAAGCATACAGGGAATTCATGGGTAACCCAGACAATATCATGAACTGTGACGAGTGCCCGGACAAGAAAGATCACCCGTCATGGGAAATGCCGCTCCCATGCAGTCAGCAACACTGCTTGGTGGAACTGACTTGCCGGGGAGGTGATGAGGATGAGTAAGACCTCAAACGAAGTCAAAAGCAGATCACGAAAAAAACACACTTAAAATCACAAATGAAAGAGAGGGAGTAACGCTTGTTACTCCCTTTTTATACCGAGATGGTGAGAAGCCCCGGATATTTTCCG